GATTTCATAAATAAATCATTATGACTTGATGTATCAATATCAAAATTGAATTTATAATACCCTTTTTTTAAATATATATAAGATGAATAAAATAGTGATTTTGGATTTGCTGCATTTCTAACTTCAAAATTAATTTTAGATTCTAATACGTCTGATTTTTCCAGATATGATGTTATTTCTGATAATGGTGGTATATAATAATTACATTTTGCTAGTTTATTAACAGGACTATTGGCAATTCTAAGTATTACAATACCTGAACCACCTCTACCACCTCTATTATATCTATAGTTTTGTGAACAATGTGAACCACCACCTCCACCTCCACCGGTATTATCTCCACCTCTACCACCTGGTATATATGTCCATCGATTTGTATAGACACCACCACCATTTTCTCCTGTATTATATCCAATCCCACCTTTTGTTTGCCCACAAGCTCCACCACCTCCTCCTCCATCACCACCATTTCCACCTTTGTACCTATAACCACTACCTCCACCACCTCCTGCAAAATAAATATATTTCCCAGTTATATTTGATGATTTTCCTTTGCCACCATCTGAACCATATGATGGTTTTCCAGCACCACCACCACCACCTGCTGTATATACATCATACTGATTTTTACCATCATTTCCTTGCGAAGAATCACTTGTTTTTCCTGATTTACCATAATTTGCAGAAGAAAAATATCCACCACTGCCACCACCTGATCCACCATCCCCACCATTTATACCTGGTGTATAATAATAATATGAACTTCCACCATAACCACCTCCTAATGCTTTATATTTTTCTTGATTATTAAGTTTAACAACTGTATTTTCGCCATTTTTAGCTTTTAATTTAAATTGATGATAATTTCCCTGTTGTGATGTTCCGCCTTCCGGTGCACCATTACCTCCCTTACCAACTCTTATAGTTAATTTATTATCTTTTTTTAAACTTAAATTATTATCTTCAATATATCCACCAGCACCTCCACCTCCACCCATATCCATGCCGCCACCTCCTCCTCCGCCTATAACTAGAACTCTTGCATCAACATCCCTATTGACAATAACTTCATATATAAAATCTGTGTTTTTAAATTCATAATATATATCACCACTGTTATCTTGTGCTGTTTTATATGATAGTTTATGTTCTCGTCCATCTACATATTGTTTATTTCCTTTCATAGTTGGTATTTTACTACTATGATTTGTTGGATTAACATCCGGATCGGTATGATAAATCCATGTTTTATTATTCCACTCTGAACTATAAATATTATTACTATTATTTAATTTCCAAAATATTTCTAAATTATCACCACCACCATTTTCTCCAAAATATATATCTAATTTACATATATCTCCTTTTTTAATGGTCCCATAATTTTGTTCAACTGTTCTCATACCATGATTACCACCATTATCAACTACTAATTCATCATTTATAAATATATGTGAAGCATCATCGGATCTTGTACCGAATTTATAATTTCCAGTTTCGTGTGCATAAAAATATCCCGAAAACCACATAGTATAAGTATGATCAACATTCGGATTTTGTTTTCCACTTGTTAAATTATAGAGACCTCTAAAATTTGTTATATTTTCTCCGCTATCTTGATGCAATTCATTTATAAATTCTTTATTTCTGATATGTTCTATTTTTGATTTAATATATCGATAATTATCACCAGCATATGCATTATTATTATAGTAACCATCAACTTTAATATATTTTAATCCTTCTTTGAAATTATTTTTGATTCTTATAGATACTTCTACATTTGTATAATCAATTGGCGCATTTGCTGATTTTGTTAAATATTGTCTCTTATAATTAAAAACATTGAATTTATTTAAAAAATTATCTTGATTCCATAAACTACTATTAGTATCAATATATTTTGTAAATTGATATTTATTAGCAACACCATTATCAACAATATTTTCTTTTATTTTTGCTAATATTATTGCTGTTTCTTTATTTTTATTTTTTAATTCATCTTGAAGAACATTTTTTCTGGCTATTAATGCATTTATAATTGATTGTCTTTTGTCTTCTCTAAGATTTGGATTACTATTCTTAAAATTATTCCAATTAATTCCAGATATATTAGTATCTATATTATTACCATTATTAGTAGGTCTAACTATTACACTATTATTTTGCAAATTAATAATATTGCCTATGTTTATTTTTGTTGTTATAATATTATAATTTATAATTTGTGTGTTATAACATAAATAATTATATGTAAATTTGTGAACTTTAACATTAATATCGGGAAATTTTGAAACCTGATAAATATTAAATTCATTATTTGATTTATATTCTAAACCATTTCCGTATTTTTCCACAAACTTTTCAATGCTGAAACTATCATCTACCTTAAATCCATTTTGTCCAGGTAAAATATCTACTTTATTTATATTTACAATATTATTATTATTATCCAATACAAACTCATAAAATTTTTTACCAATTAGTTCCGTTTTTGTAGGATATGTTACACCACAAATACTGCTTTCTATACTAAATGGATAAAAGTCTTGATATTTATAAGCTATACTATCAATAGTTGTAACATTATCTCCTGATTTGTCATCTTCATCACCTAGTTTATAAAAACATCTCGTTTCTTCTAGAACATTTTTATAATCTGATTCATTTAATTTATTATCAACATAAACTTTATTGGCATATTTATAGACATTATTATTACTATCTTTTATTTCATCTAATTCTTTCCAGTCTTTAAATTTATACTTACATGTGTTATTATTATCAGATTTATAATCCTCGTCACATTTTTCTTTATTTTTTGTAAAATAAACTTGACAATCTCTAAACTTGGCATTTTTATATAGTTGTTTTTTACTAAACTTTTCTAGAATACTATTATGTTTATAGCAAGTTTTACTAATATAGTATATGGCAATTATAAATATTATTAGAAATAATAATAAAAGTATTTTTTCATATACCATATATCTAATCTACTAATATTGTTTATTTTTTTAAATTAATATTAATTTTTGTAAAATATTAATTAATATGTAAAAAAATAATTTATAATAATTCTTTATTATTATTTTTAATTTTATTATAATATATTATTACTATAATAAGTAACATAGTTAGTAACATTAAACTTATAACATTTTTGTTATTATTTATATTATTCATCGGACATTTAATCATCATAATCTATTATAATTTACAACAAAATTATTATGAATATTCTTTTAATTTGTTTATTATTATATTATATATATATTTTGGATATGCTGTTTTAATACTATTTAAATATTCTATAAATTCTAAGCTTTTTTCTTTTTGCAAATTAATCATCGGTTGAATTTTATCATTATCTAGAATGTTTCTATTATAACATTCGCGATTAAATTCAAACACTATAATAGCAGTACATAATCTATATAGTACTATTGTTACGTTTCCATATGAATTAATATTTAATATAGTTTTATCAGTTATTATTTGTTGTGATATTAGAAATGACATTATTGTGCTAAATGATTTGATTGTAATTGGTACATTATTATATCTATTATTAATATTTTTGATAAAATTAGCAATTTGAGAGTAATTTCTATTTAGTGCGTTAAGTGAAATGTCTAGAAAATCACATAATACAAGAGGACATTTAAGATTTTTATAGCTATTAAAATCCCACCAGTATAAATCGAGTACTCTCCTCGTATATATTTCTTTATTAATTGAAAATTTATAGTTATATTTCTTTGCTATTAGTTTTAAATAATATAATATAAAATCATCATTAGTATTATTTTTATAGATATTTTTATATTTGGTATTTATTGGTATATTATTTATATTTTTTGCAAATCTTTTTGATATCCTGGCTGCTTTTGCATATTCTTTATAATTTATATGTTCGCACACTAAATCAATAATATCTTCGTTGATATTCATTGTTATTAATATAATTTAAATGTTATATATATCAATTTTTACTTATATACATCCAAAATACATTAAGTGTGAGTACATATATATCATTATATTATTAGCTAATACCTTATTTTCATTGATTTTATATTTTGTTAATAATTTATTAATTAAACTGCTTCTAACATTATTGCTTTTGTTATTAACAACTATATTATGATAATTACTAACTATTCTATAAAACTTGTAATCCAACATTAATATATTAATAAATTATATTTTTATATACATATATATATATTAATATGCCTATTAAATTATATAAAAGTAATATTTTTGTAGCTTAAAATAATAATCCATTTTTATATTTAAGAAATAATCAAATATTTGATAATGGTATTATAAAAGTTTAATTGTTAAAATACAAGCGATGATATTGAAGTTGAATGGATGTTTATTGGAGAAAAAACAAGAATAATGCAGTTAAAAGATTACAGCATACTGATAATTAAGGTAGATTATTATGTGATCGACAATTATAGACGATTTTCTTTAATTCTTTTGTTTTTTTAATATCATGTATTAAAAATAAATGAGTATCTAGTAGATTAATAATAATATCTATTGAGCATAAGGGGCATTTAATCATTTCTATTATTATAAAATAAGATATTGCTTATTTATAGGAAAATGCAAAACTATTGTTAATACATCTTAACTATATTCTATGATAATGTTAATATTACTGGTTATAATATTAGTTTAAAAAATAATACAAATACTTCTACGAGTTTTTAAAAATGAGTAACGAGTTAAAAAGAGAACATTATTTATTTTTTAAGATTTTTATAAACTTTTTAAAATGTTAGAGATTTTTAAAATTATGTACTCAAATATATGTTAGTAATAATTCAGATTGATAAACAAAATCTTTATTTGTTTTTAGCGATTCCAAGTAATCATTGAGCATTATTATTTCATCTTGTTGACTTTTTATAATTCTATAAGCTAAAAATAACATCATATCATTTTTAGTATTTTTAATTAATATTTTGCTCATATCCACGGCTACTTGATGATGTGGTATCATATGTTCTATATAAACTATATCATCTAATTTCATATGGTGCATATGTTTCATATGTTTTTCTGGATCAAAGAAATGTGGATCGCAATAGGTATTTGTTAAACCTAATTTATTAGGTTCTATAAAATCTGAAACTGTTTTAATATAACTGTTATTATTAATTCCCGAAGATAGATTGTCTGGTAATGTATTTAGCATATCTTTCATCATAGTAATCTCATAATTTTGTATCCATATTAGTTTTCTCAATATATCTTGCATTTTAACAGATTTACTTTGTTTTTGTAGCATTATACTAATATCTACTGCTACTTGATGATGTGGTATCATATGTTCTAGATATTCTTTATCTGTCAAATTATCACTACATATATTTTTCATTTAAGTGTCTTATAAAAATGAGTACATAATTTTATTTTTTTTATATTTTTATAAACTTTTTAAAATGTTAGAGATTTAAAAAATTATGTACTCAAAATGTTTTATAAATAGTTGCTCCACTTGTAAAATCCCAGGTTAAAGCACTACTATATGCTATTGGATGTGTAGTTTTATAACTCCCCTAAACTTTCATTTGTGTCAATGATATTCTCATAGCATAGTATTTTTTATCCGCTGTTGCATTTGTTTGGCTATGTATGAATTCTCGTAAATATTTATGGTGTTCTTCCTATTGTAAATATACTCTTTACAATATTTAACATATTTTAAACGGCGTTTTTATCTCTATTATGAATTATATCGCATTTCTGCTTATCTTCTTGATGAGAAAGTAATCCATTAACATTTATTTATTGTATGTTATTTAACCATGCTTATCTTGTCTTTTTTATTTACTCTTTAATTTCCAGATGTTTCTCTCGTATATAGATTTTATTTTTGAATTCTCATCGCTATCTATATGATGCATCTCTGTATATGCACTGGCGACTTTATACTTTTCTACATGCGACATCGTTTATCCTATTTCCTATTTATATT